GAGCGGAAACTCTACACGCGAGTTAGGGGCGAGCGTGAGGCTTCCCGGGACAGTTGTTAGTGAGACGCCCGAAGTCCGATCGGCGAGTTGATACGGTAGGACGATCGTCCGAGTCGGCGGCGAGTGATAGAGATACTCGAGATCGGCACGGAAGTTTCCGAACGCGTGAATCGTGTTTGCGCTGAGCGTGTCACCGACCAGCATATTCCCGCGATTCGTGTCCCACGCGGTAGGCGCCCACACTCCCGCGCCCGGCGCTTTGCCGTACCAATGAAGCTCACCGTTGAAGCAACGCAACACGTTGCTTTCGTACGCATCGTTATCCTTCGACCAGGTTTGACCCGGCGACGGGGACGGCGCTTCGTTCCACTTCGCGTTACTCGTGATCGCCCAGTTGCCAAACGAGCCGTTGCCTGAGCCGCTATAGAAGCGGACATACTGTCCGCCGTCGTTCAGCTTGAATGCAAACTGTTCTTTCCAAATGTTCGCGGGCGAGCTCGTGTCATCGTTCGCCGCCGCGATCGATTTGAGCATCGACGTTCCCGCGGCGAGGATCTGGAATAGCTGTCCCTGAGTCCACGTCTTAGCTTCGTCGAACTTCGCCGCGTGCAAGTTGAGATTGTGCGTCCGGTTCGCGAGACCTTGCGCTAGCGTCTCTACGTCGTCCGTTCGGAAGGCGCCGGGATCGGTACCGTCGGGAACGGTGATCGTCGCCGGATAGCTATCGGCTTCGGTGAGTGTGTGGCTCATGGGTCAACCTCGATATAGTGCGGCGATGCGACGGCGTTCCAGTTCCCGGGCGTGTTCCACGTCTCGGCGGGATCGAGCGCGTTCCAAAACTCCGAGTCGCTCGACATGAGTACGATCGTTCCCTTGCAGTGCGCGGCGTTCCATTGCTGAGGGATCTTCCGAAGCTCGGCGATCTCGGCGTCCGTGGGCGGCGTGCTTATCCACTGGTCGGTGTGATAGATAAGCCACCACCTCGCCCATAGCTCCGGACTGCCGTCCGGCGACCATGCGAGATCGTCCCGCGTGATTGTGTCAATGCTCCCGTTCAGCGTGAAGCGTCGCCCGCTGCGGTATATGAGCTCGATCGGAAAGTCGTTAGGCGCGAAGTAGTAATACAGCTGAGAGAGTAGCGCGTAGGGTCCACCGCGGACTTGATGGCTCGCGAGAAACCCTGTCAACCGAGCGGCGTAGGCTTCGTTGGTTTCGAACAAGCCGCGGTAGATTCGCCGCTCACGTCCGAGCACCGGAAGCGAGTCGAACGAGTAGTAACCGGGAAAGCGTTGCCACACGCCCGCGCGTAGCGCGTCGCCGAAGCCGTCGAGCTGGATTCCCATGGCATAGAGAATCTTTTCGGCTAGGCCAGTCTGCAGCCACGGCGGCGACACCTTCCGGATCGTGTCGCGGAAGCGCAAGACAACAGGGACGGGCGTGTCGCTCATAGGTCACCCCCGAAGCCTTCGGGCGGTGGTTCTTCGTGCACCACTCCCGAGATCGATCCTTTGATCGGAACGTCGTTCGGATCTAGTTCCTCGTCGGTGAGCGGGAGCGACACCGTCACTTGGAAGATCTCGGGAATCGCGTTGAAGATCGCTTTCTCAATCGCGTTGATAAACACCTTGCCCGGATCCGTTCCAATCACGTTGCCACCGATCGGTTGCGACGCGAGGAACGCTTCGATCGCGTCGTCGATCGCTTCGGTGATTTGCGGACCCGACAGCGCGCTTGTGTTGTACATCCACAGCTCATAGGTCACGGCGACTACAAACGCCGTCGCCGAGATGACTTCCGCTGTCACGGCGAGCGGCGCCGCTTTGCGTTGCACGGCTTCCATGGCGATCCCGAGATCGCTCGTCGGATCGTCCACGTCGCCCGGGACTTCGCCGTTCACGCTCGCGACGTACACCCAAACATGTCCGCTCCCGTCCTTCACGATCCGAACGCGATTGATCCCGAGTGGCGTCCCGTCCTCGCGAGTCGCCGATCGAACGGCGTAGGTGTACGCGTCCCATGGTCCCATAGGCGACAGCGCGCCCAACTTCTGCTGTGCACGCGATCGAAGCTCGGGATCGCTTTCGGCGTTCGTTCCCGTGAGCGCTCCCGCGTTCGAGCAAGTGACGTTTAGGATCGTAGTCACGAGCGCCGCGATCTCGCCCGGGTCCGCGCTCGAGTCCGCGCCCGCTTCCGTTGCCTGGATTTGGATCGTGAGCGTTTGAAGCGCGTTCAGCGTGAAGGCTTGCGTGTTGCGATAGGTCTTGTTCGTTGCCGTGTTCAGGAAGATCCAATCGTCGGGATCGACCGTGTACACGCCGCCGCCACCGTTCACGAGCGTAAGCGAGCCGCTCGCGAACGTCGCTCCGAGCCGCTCGACGCCGTACCCGTAGCGCGCTACCAGCGTGAGCCACGATCCCGAGCTGAACTGTAGGAAGCCGCTTCGACAGATATTGGCTTGCAGGTTCGACAGCGCCGCGAGCACAGCGGACACGGCAACGATGATTGTCCGGACGACAGCTCCCGGCTTCCACGTCGTAGTCACAACGCCGACGATCCCGAGCACGTCGTAGATCGATTGTTGGACTTCCGCCCGGGTCACGGGTTGAATGAGATCGTCTAGCTCGAAGTCAGCCATTGATCGTTACCCCTAGGACTTCGCCGTCAATCACGGCGAAGGTGAAGTCGAAGTCCCGTAGCTCGGGATCCTCCGGCGTAATGAACACTTGGATCGACGCTTCGAGCGTGACGAGGTTGACTGTTAGTTTCACGTCCGACAGCGCGACGCGATCGTCCTTCCGCGATTCGCCGGTGAGCGCACCGGACAGCGCGCGCAAATCGGTTTGTGTGATTCCGCGATTGAGAAGCGAACGCACGTCTAAGCCAAAGTTTTCGTCGTCGATCAACGCACCACGCGGAGTCACGAATCGTCGGATGATTGCTTGAACGATCGCCTTCGGCGAAGCCGGGTCAACTTCGGCGAGCTTCGGATCGAGATCGAGCGTGCACGAGAGATCGGTTCCATACGCGAGCGCGCCCGTAGGGACGGCGACGATCCGTGTAAAGCTCGCGAGCTCGAGCGCGAAGGCGGCTTCGAAGTCGGGATTCACGGCTCCACCTTGACGATCTCGCCGAGCGCCGCCCACGTGGCGGGAATCGTCGTAATGAGCACAACGGCGTTTGCGTGGTCGCTCCCGCTCCCACCCGGAACACCACCCGCGAGCTCACCGTCGAGCTCGCTTCCGAGATCGTCCGTGTCCCCGTCGAATGCATACCCGTGCACTCCCGCCGCCCCTAGCGGCGTTTGCAAGCCGGTCAACACGGCGAGTTGTGCTTCGATACCCGCTGTGATCGAAGTGAGCTCGGAGATCTTCGCCGATATCATGGCGATTTGCTCGCTCATGGTAGGCGGCGTGAGTCCGAGTCCGATCGCGGCGTTCAGGCTCGAGATCAAATCCGTTGCGATCGTGATCTGTGCGGCGAAGCTTATGGGCGCCGGAGTCCAGCTCGCGAGCGCGGCGACTTGCGCTTGCAGGTTCGCGAGTCCCGGCGAGATACCGGCGATGCCAGCGTCCACCGCGAGCGCCGCTCCCGGGATCGCGTCGCCCACACTCAAGCCGCCGAGATAGACGAGCGTCACCCGATCCTGACCTTTCCCGATCCGGTTTGAATCGATCCGAGCGCATAGTTGATCGGGAACGTGATTACGCCGGTCGCTGGCGAGCCGCCCACTGTCCCGCTGAATAACGCCGTCGGCGGTAACAACACTTCGACGGTGTCACCTTGCCGCGCCGCGGGCGAAGCCGGCTCACCACCGATCACGAGCTCGACGGGGACGTAGGCGCTCCCGTCCTTCCCGGCGTAGTGAGTCACGATCGGTTGCGAGCGATCGCCTTCAATGAACGAGACGAGGACTTCGACGCCGGGCGTTAGGTCCGCGTGCACGCCCGCGACTCCTGGCCACTGTGAGATCGGTTCGATATCAGGCAAGCCGATCGCACGGTTGACGGCTTGCAGTGACACGCGACCTTCGGGTCCGGCCGCCATGTTCACCACACGATAACGGTACAAGCCGAGTAGCGGTGCTTCGGTGGAACGCGTCGCAACTCGCGCGACGAGCTCGGCGAGCCGACCAGCCGAGCGGCTCGAGCCGCCACACCAAGCCGAGACGCGCACACCCGCGGCGTCGACTTGTACCGTGTATTCGCGGACCGTTTGCGGCGCGGGAAGCGCCGGACCGGTGAGCGTGTGTCCGATCGATAGCAAGCTCGGATCGTCGAGATTGACTTGGACGATCTTCGTCCTCGGATCGAACGCTTGCACCTTGTACGAGTCGGCGAGTAGGGGCGCGGGCGTGGGGCGCTCGCCGACTTGCGTCACGCCTTCGAAGTCCACCCACCACAGCGCGGACCCGATCACGTCTTCGAGGACACGGGAAGCCGGCTCGTTCGCGTCTCGGACGTAGTTCGCTCCGATGCGATCCGTTTCAGGCGTGAAGTCGCCGAGCACCTCGCCCACCTCGCGCGCCACGTCTTGAGCGACGAGGATCGCTTTCACGCCCGCGTCGTTATGGTACGCGCGCGCGGACACGGGAGCGCCCCACGCGCCCGCTCCACCCACCACCATGCACCGGCGCCGCTCGCCGAAGGCGCCGTCGAACTGAGCGACGATCGTCCCGGACAGCTGCAGCGCGCCGAGCTTGAGCGTGGTTCGACCGGTGAACGCGGGCGCCGCCTCAAACTCGCACTCGGCGCGCCACGCCCCACGCTGCGACACTTGCAGTTTGCAAGCCGTGAGACGCTGTCCGCCGAGCTCTGTAAAGAATGCAGTCATGGCTTTTTCGCTAGCTCGTCCTCAAACTCTTTTTGCTTGTCTTCGATCTTCTTTTCCCACGGATCGACGGGCGTAGCCTTCGAGCCGTCTTGCTTCGTGAGCGAATACTTCGGCACACGCGACTCTAGAAACTTCACTTCGATCGACCATTCGCCGTTGTCACTCGTCTGTATGGGCGGTCCCATGTCTTCGACTTGCACGGCGTAAATGCCTTGATCGACTAACAGCGGGTGCCAGATATCGAGCGCACGCGGACGCTTCCCGACGGGCGGGCGATCTAACAGCGGCTTGAACTTGTACCAGTCGATCCAATCTTGTTCAGAGTAGAGCCGGAACGTGATCGAGAAGTGAGCGAGCCGGATCCCTTTGAACCACAGAAACGATCCGGACCACCCGTAACCCGGACGTTCCTCCCACTCGCGCGGCGAGTTTGCACCTTGGATCTCACACAATCCGGGCGACCACTTTTGCGCGAGCCAAATCCGATCGGCCGGCTCTATGAGTGGAATCCAGCTCACGCGGGCGCTCCAATCTCGACGGCGAGTCCTTCGAGCACAGACTCGAGCTCGCGGCGAATGTCGAGCGCCATCCCCTTCGGATCGTTCGATTGCGCGTAGACGTTCAGCGTCTCGATCGTCACGCTCTTACCGCCCGGCTTGCCGCCGCTCTTAGCTGCAGCTTTGCCGCCGCCCGCGAGCGAGCCGCCCGCCTTCGGCATGCCGCCGAGATCGGGCATAGTCGCCGCGGCATCTACCATGTGCTCCGTGGCTTGCTGTGCGGCGGGGGCGTTTTCGTCGACGCCTTCGGCGACGCCCGCGGGGATCTCTTTACCCAGTTGCGCAAACACCACAGACGGCGAGTAGATTCCTAGGAAGTCTTTGAACGAGCTCACAGCATCCATAGCGAGCTCTTTCATTACGTGTCCCATGTCAGTTTTGGCGACAGCTGAGATCCCCTTTATGATTCCCTTCACGATCGATTTTCCGAAGTCCACCCATACATCGATTGTCTCGAGTAGGAACTTTCCGATCGAGCTCGCGCCTAACAGCTCCTGGATATAGGTCCACAGTTCGGAAAGCTTTTGGCGTAGGAAGCCGAGCGCCTTTGCGAGCGTGGGCGACACGAGACTAACGTCTTTGAACAGCAGCCTAAACCAGTTGACAACACGGCCGATGATATCGCCCGCGTCTTCGAGCAATGTGTAGATTGCGAAGAACGCTTTGATTACGTCCCACACGGGCGCGACTAGGGTTTTCATCACATAGAAGAACGCCTTGAAAGCGAGCTTCGCGGTTACTACTGCCGCCGTGCCTTCGCCTAAGCCGTCGAACAGTGAGCCTTCGCCGAAGGTCTTACGAAACTCGCGACGAAGCTTTACCACCTCGATTGCGAGATCGAGAAGTGCGAGCACCATTCCTTGTATGAAGCGCTTTACGAGCGGCGCACCCTTGCCACTGAGATCGTAGAACGGTTGCAGCGCCGCCGTGAGTACGGACTTCAGCGCACGTCCCGCCGCCGTGTTCTGACTGATCTGGTCGTTCACTTCCGCCCACGCGGACAAGTATTTGTCCATTTTGATCCCGGCGAAGAGTGCATTCCAAGACTCTTTGAGCTTCTGCGCCTGCACCTCGCTCGACACCATCATTTGCTTAGCCGTCGGACCGAGCTCGTTTTTCACTCGGTTCACGAGTCGATCGACGCCTTGACCTGACATGTTCGCGCCCGCCGCCCACCCGGCGAACGCGTTCGCGGCTTCCTCGCCTTGCACGGCGAGCTTGATAGACACGGCTTCGAGCGTCTTCGTGAGCGCGGCGCCGCGAAGGCCCATACGGTAGAGTTGCGTCTCGTACTTCGCGATCGAATCACGGCTCGCCGGAGTCGACGCCGCCACGCGATCGATCGCGTCTTGCATTTCCTTCGCGTTGCCTTTCACGCGCTGATACATGAAACGAAGCTTCGTCAAGCCTTCGAGCCGTAGCAGCTCGTTACGCCGCGCTTCGGCTTGCGCTTTGCCGTAGTCGTAGAGCGCTTTACCCGCGGCGATCGTTGCGACCGTCACGGCGACGAGCGCCGCCGCTATCGCGAGAATCGCGGCGACGAGTCCGCCACCGATCAACGTCTTGAGTCTACCGAGCCAACTTGCGAGCTGTCCGAGCGGACCCGGGACGGCGCCCGCGGTTTTCTGCAAGCCGTCGAGCGACTTCGTAAACGACTCGAGCTTGTCGGGTGGCTTCACTTCGGCTTGTTTGTCGACGATCTGTTTCAGCTTCTCGACGAGTCCGCCGCTACTCTTCTTTGCTGTGGTGAACGAGCCGCCGAGCGCGATCGACTGTTGTTGGTTGTCTATGAGACGCGCCTTCGTCGCAACCATTTGCGCGTTCAGCTTCCGGTAGGCGTCGACGTTCACCGAGCTTCCGCTCTGTAGAACCTTCATAGCCTTGTTCATTCCGGCGAGCGCTTTCGTGTCCGCGGCGATCTGAGCGTCGAGCTTGGCGAGCGCGTCCGCGGCGCTCGTGGCGGCGTCGGTGACGCCGTCCTCCATATTGACTGTCCAGCTGGTAGTGTCGCCCGCCATAGCCCTAGCTCGTCGTTGTGAGCGCCTTACGGATGTTTCGAAGCTCTATGAGCGCGTCGAGTAAGAGCAGGATCCCCGCGTAGGCTTCCGCTTCTCGCTCGTCGGATTTGTCCGGGCGGTGTCCGAATGCAGCTAGTAGACACGTAGCGGCGACACCGACTCTGTCACGGCTCGCCCGGTACAACTCTAGGGTTTTCCCGAAATCTCCTCGAGCCGCACACCCGCGAGCGTGTGCAACGCGCTTGCGCACCGGGCGAGCGTCGCCGGTTCTTCGTCGCAAATCCGCTCGTACTCCGGGAGCGTCGGATACACGAGACAGGGTCGAACGTATTCGAGCAAATACTTAGACTCTGTCTTGCCGCGATCCTGAAACTTCCGAAACGTGGCGACGTGCGGGCGCTTCACGATCACGACGCCGAGCGACGTGTGAACTAGAGCGATCTTCGTTCCGACCGGACCGTGTTCGATCTCGGCGGCTTCGACGGCTTGCTCGTTCGCGAGGTTGAGCTTTTCCTCCGCGAGTTGTGCGGCGGCTTCGCCCGCGCGCAAACGCGCTTCGCGTTGCTCGAGCACGCGAGCTCGCTCCGATCTGACTTGAGCGAGCTCGCTGTCGAGCGTGGAATCGGTCTGTGGTTTGGCTGGTGTCACAACACGGTCCTTTCAGTTAGGGCGCACCTTCGGACGAATCGAACAACACGAGTCCGTTCCGCCGAATGAGCATTGCGTCGATCTCGATCTCTTCCTTCAAGGGATCGGCGCTTTCCTCGTCGGACGAGCTATTGCCGCCCCACACGCACCGATCGATCTCGACGGTGAGCGGAAGCTCGTCGGCTTCCACGTAGCTCACCATGATTTGAAACTCTACGTCACCGTAGGAGATCCCGTCCTTCGAGCGCGCCGCGAGTCCCTGTCTCAGCGCCTGAACGCTGGACTTCCACCCGACGAGCTTTACCGGCTCGATCGTGTACTTGCCGCGCGAGCGTCCGCGCGGCGCGTGGTGGCGCGTCATACCGTACGCCTTCACGCGTTCGCGCTTGTCCGCGAACGAGATCGACGTGAAACCGGTGAAGCGCTCGAGATCGATCTTGAGCTCGATCGATCCCCACGACAGTTGGTTACCGTTCACTCTGATGTTATCAGACATTGACGTGTGCTCCTGTTAGGCCGCCTGAACGGTGATCGCCGGGTTGTAAAATCCGACTTCGAGGTTCACGTATTCCGGGTAGGCCAGCGGAATCACGCGCGCCGTTCCGGTGAGCGTCTTCGTGCTCAACACGTTGTCGAAGCGTGAGAGAACGAACTGAACGCCCGAAGCCTTCGGTTTGGCCATGAGTACGGCGGACATTGCCGCCGTGGCTCCCGCTTCGATCTCGAGCGCTTCGGACTCGAGAATCAGTCCGGAAGTTCGGTCCACCCGGATCGGTTTGTTGAGCCGGCGAATGAAGTACATGCGCAACGCCGCGTGAGCGAGGTTGAGCACGCGCCGGTGTGGCATCAGTTGGAAGTCCGAACCTTCCGCGCTGAACAAGCGCGGACGCGTGACGTAGACGCCGGACAAGCCGTCCCACGTGCGGAGCGTCGCGAAGCGGCTGTCGTCGAGTCCGGGATTGATCGACTCGTCGTGCTCGTCGGGATTGCCGTTCGCGTCGCGAATGGACACGCCGATCAAGCCGCCTAGGTTCACGTCCGCGATATCGATCTCCTCGGACACGCTTTGCTCGAGCGCGCCGGTTACGAACGCGACCGGCCGGCGATACTGCCGCCCGCTCACCGACGAAATGACTTTCAGCGCGCCGCCGTAGAGCGATCCCGTCTTCGTCGTCTTCGCCGAGAAGATCGTATCGAGCGCGGTCTTGTAGGACGACTCGGACTCCGCGGCGTTTGGAATCCGCGTGTTGCCCACCCACGCGCAATACTTGCCGCGCGTGAAAAAGCTCGCGAATGCGGTTTCCACCGCGTCGAACGTTGCCGCGATCAACGGGAACGCCATCAAAGCGATCTCCCACGCGGCGATCGTCGCGCCGAGCGCCGTCAACGCCGTTGCGAGCGTGGTGGCGTCGGGAGCCGGCGCCGTCGCTCGAGCGGCGTAGGTCGCACCGGCTTTCAGCGTTCCGACGGCGAACGCGAACGACACGCCGCCCGCACCCGGAATCTCGTAGGTGACAGCCGTTCCGAGCGCGAACGCCGGTCCGAAGCTTCGTCCGCCATCGTACGAGATCTGTGCAGTGATTCCCGCCGTCCCGACCGTCCCGTCAGTGAGGATCTTCAATAGAAACTCGTAGTCGTCGTTTGGAGTCGGCGACGTGGCGATCGTGACTACGCTCGTTCCGCCGAGCGCGTCCGAAGTCACGGCGCCCACGCTTCCGTTGTCACTCGCCGCTACGCGGGTGAACAACACCGGACGCCCGTGCACTTGGATGTAGCGCGCCGCGGACTCGACTCCGGGTCCGGCGCCGAAGTCCGCTACGAGATCAGTCACGCGCCCATATGCGGCGGGCGTTGCGACCGGACCGGTGTCTGTCACTCCCACCACGGCGAGCATCTTTCCCGTCGTCGGTGGGAGCACGCCGAGCGCACCGTCGAGCTCGGTAATGGTTACTCCGGGTAGTGTCATGGATCTAGCTCCACTGTTAGGTGTTCCGTGTTATCGAGCTCGGTTACGTCGATCTCAGCCTTCGTATCGGCCGGAGCGTCTACATAGGGCGGGCCGTCCGGACCCTCGTCCGGAACCGTTGCCTGTATGGTTCCCAGCACTCGAAGCGCCGTTCCGAAGCGCCGCTCGAGCTTGTCGGTGATCCACTCGGGCGACTCGAGCGTTAGAACGCCGTGCGCCGCGAGATAGACAGCGCGCGCCCAATAGTCGTGAAGCATGCGCGTCGCGTGATAGTTCTTCCGCTCGTCTTCGGGCGCCGCGGGATCGTTGCTCGAGATCACCACGTAGAACTGTTCAAACACAGTGAACAGTGAGCGAGGTTCGCCGCCCGGATTGCGTGGCGGACCGTAGCGACCGGCGACGCCGAGCGGGTTTCCAGGCACCCAAACGATCCGAGATCCCGTGTGGTGTTGAGCGACGAAGCGCCACCCGAACAAGTTGGGAACGGGCGTGTTTGCGGGCGTCGGATCGCCGGGCGGGAGCGACGGCAGTAGGAACGGACCTTCGGCCAGGAAGCGCGCGCATACGGCGTCGTAGAGATTCTCGAGCGCGAGGACGCTAGCCATTGAACGCCTCGCTTTCCCACTTCGCGAAGGCGTCTTCGATCACGACGCGAATCCGTTCAGCCATTACGCGCGGGATCGTTTGTCCGTGCGGAATCAACTGTCGCTCGATACGTCCGCGAGCTCGCCCGCGATCGTGCAACGCTTCCGGACCTTTGATCCGGACAAACACCTTATTCAAGTAGGCGCCCACGTAGAGCGCGGACTCGGCGTTCTGTAGCGGCGCTTCGCCGTCCTTCGTCGGTTGCCACTTCTCGCCGTCGGGAGTCGTCCCGGCTTTCAATGTGCGGCGCAAGTCAGCTTCGACGACGCGAGCCACGTCCGGCGCAATCGAGCGCCCGAAGCCTTCGAGCTTTCGAAGCGCCGTTATGCGTTGCCAAAACTCGGCGTGTACATCGCTCATGTGCTCGTCCCGCTCCCGGAGTCGTCTTCCTGCCTTGCGCGTTGCGCTTGAATCGTCGTCCACACATACGGGGAAGCCTCGGAGTAACCAGCGGGGAAGCCGCGCGCGATCCCGCTCGCGTCCGTGTTCGAGCGCAATGGCAAGTCATAGAGACCTGTTTCGGCGTTCGCGGCTTCCTGAACTTCGGTGCGCGTCGTCTTCTCTTGATCGACGATATGCGTCCACTGCTCGTCGGTGGAGTTTACGCCGCGCTTGAGCATCACTTGCGGCGTCACGAGTCGCGCGAGCCACGGCTCGATCACGATCGGATAGGGCGCACGGAACGGCGCCGCGTAGCGCTTCGCGAGCTTGCTATCGAGCCACGCCGAGAAGATCTCGAGCTGCGATTCCGTGAAGCCGGGTGCGGCGTGCTCCACGTCGTCTATGTAGACGCCGGGAATCGCCGCGAGCAGCCTGTAGCGCGCGAGTGTTAGATAGCTGGCCATGACAGATCAATCCGAGCGCGCGCCGGCCGGAAGGGTGCGGGCGACCGGCGCGCGCTCTACTACTCAAGTCGGAAGGCACTTCATGACCAGGAACGGGTGTCCCGGCGCGATCACATTACGACCGTGGCAATGCCACTCGAGCTCTTGAGCGCGGGACAGGATCGCTTGATCGACCGTCCCATAGTAGTTGATCCTGTAAGGCTCCCGCTGTGAGTATACGATCCCGCCGAGCTGACTCGTGGATAGCGTCTCACAGCCGACGAAGTACGTTGTATCGGACTCGAAGCCGGCGAGCTCGTCGCACTGGATTGGAGTTGCGAAGCCGAGCGCTTTGATCACGGCTTCCACGTCCGCCGAGCCGGCGCCGCTTCCCGCCACTTGAGCGAGGAACTTCGCGCTCGTGAGTTGCACCACGCGCGGGAACATACGCGGACTGCAGAAGATCCACTTTCCGCGCAGCATGCGAGGATCTTCGCCGTTTGGCATCTTGAGCGATGCGATATAGGCGAACAACTTTCCGAGGTTCACGAGCGCCACGTCGAGCGTGACACCGTCGTCGATCCGGAACGCGTTCGAGCCGGTGAGCAGGTTCGCGTAGCTACCCGCCGCATCGTTGTAAGGGTTGTACGGGTGATCGGTCGCGAAGAACGCCTTTTGATCGTACCCGGTGAACAACGACGCCGTGTGAGCATTCTTGAGAAAGAACGCCGTTTGCTTCTGCGGCCAATAGGACATGTACGCGCCGATATCGGCGCTCCACTGGCTGGACAGCTCGAGTCCGCCGCCGTCGGAGTCTTCGAGTTGCGCACGGCTCAACTTCAAGCCGGCGCCGCTGAACTTGTTTTCAAACTCCGTGTATTGCGACACGATATCGTCGAAGCGGATCTGTCCGCCTTTCTGTTGATCGACGATCTGTGCAGTGGACAAGAGCCATTGCACAACTTCGCGGCGTCCGGTGCTCGGACGCATCTTCGCAACCTTGTCCCACCACAGATTCCCATTGAGCCGCTCGTATTCGCGCTCAGTGATAATCTGCATGCGAGACTCAACGTCCATAACCAACTGTGGTGTCAATGCGGGCATGGTCCCTGATTCCTTTCTTAGTGTTAGGCCCTGTTAGGGATCAGGGACTGACATAGGCGTTTGCACGCCACTTGCCGCCGAGGAACAACGCCACGACGAGATGGCGCTTGAGCGCCGTCAACGCCGTTGTGAGGTTCGTGGGACCGGTCGCGTCTCGGTATTGAACCGTGTGCGCGTTCGCCACGCCGTCCGCCGTGAAGTAGAGGACGGTTCCTTCGGTTGCCGCCGCTGGTAGCGTCACCGTCGACGCCGCCGCCGTGGCGGGAATCGGCATTGCCGCGCCGCTCGCGGGCGACGCCGCGATCACGAGATCGCCCGCGGCGAACGCGCCGGGATCCACTTCC